ACCTCCGCAGGAGCGTATACGGCCGGTACGGTTTTTGTTCCTGGGACTAGTGCTGATTTAACGATTGAGGGAGATGAGGATGTAGTCTCTGAAGCCAGCACCGAGTCTACCTTGAGCACCCCTGGTGGTGGCGAAGAGCGTATGGCTACAGGATTTGAGGCTGTTATCGAACCAATAGCCGATGCCGCATATATTGTTGCCAAGGCGGACGAACTGCGCTTTATTGCGAGAAAGCAAGTGGCCGATACACCAGTTGTCGGTGCAGCAGAAATCAATGGGAGTATTCGTCTCATTAAGGAGGGAGTGAAAAACGAGGATCTTGCTACAATTTGTTTGCTCCCGGACGGCACGATTCAAATAAGCGGATACAAGATTTATATTGGTCGCCCCGGTGATGATGATGGCCGAGATGCAGGACCTGGAGAGGGAGGGAGCGAACCTTACGTGAGATATTCGGATCTTAAAACTCTTTGGGAGGAGGTCATGGATGAGCTGACTACATTTTGCGAAACACTTGAAAAGAATACAACCCCAGGCTACGGCTCGCCGTCAGTCCAGGTTGTCAATGCCGCAGTGGCGTTGAGAACGGCAATTGACACTGCTGGGCAAGGTCATAAAAAGAACATTGAGACCGTAGCATCAGAAAGAATTTTTGGAGAGTAAATGCCATTATCAGCATCGACGGCAGGGTTGGCTCAAGGTATCTATGAGGCATATCAGAATGTCAAGAAAACTGGTTCAGAAGACGGAGCCGATCCAGGCGCCATCATAACACAGCTTGCCGAGGATTTATCCGACGCAATTCACGATTATATGACTTCCGCGCTTGTTACCACTACCGTGACGGTCGACAGCAGCCAACTGGACTCTGCTGGTGGCTCGACAACTATGGAGGGTTCCGGTGCCGGAACCGGAAGTTTATCATAACGGAGGATGACAATGCCACTTTCATCGGGTTATTGGACACTAAAAGACGACATCGAGGCAGCTTATAATACGGCAAATGATGCCGGTGCAAAAGATGATGCTTCACCAGACGATATCATAACAACGCTGGCAAATGATTTGGGTGATGCAATTCATACCTACATGGAGACCGCCCTTGTGTCAACGACTGTTATTGTAGACCCGGCGTCTATGAATGCCGCGGGTTCTCCGGCGGCGACCGCAGTTCCAACTGCGTCATACACAACACCTGGATCCGGCGTTGGGTTTGGCACTATTTCGTTTGGAGGTGGGGATGTTGATACGCTCAAGAGCGATATAGATGATGCCTTTTCTCAAGTAGAGACAGACGGAAAGGAAGATGCCGCCGATCCAGACGCGATTATAGGTGCTCTTTCAGATGCTTTAGAGACGGCGATTGATACTTTTGCGTTGACTGCGCTTGTAGAGACTGATGTGGTAGTTTATCCCGGCCAGGTGGTTCTGGGTTATATGGCTATTGCCGGTACGACCACAGTGCCTGTGCCAGCAGTCAGTATTACCTGCGCCGGATCTGGTGAAGGTGATCCTGATAAAGGCGAAGGTTTGTCATAATGCTATTGCGAAAGTTCCGTATTGAATAATTAAATTGTGGTGGAATTATGCCAAACGTAACCGAATATGACTTTGCATCTGTTGGAGAAACGCTTATTGAGGTGAAGGAAAAGTTGCGTGTTGACGAAGAGACCACACACAATTGGAATCCAAGAACTCCCTTAGAGTTCTCTCAAGGCACCGGAGGGTTATTTATAATGAACACCACACCAGCAGAGATGATTCGAGATAACTTTAAAAATTTATTATTAACCAACTGGGGAGAGCGGCCCTGTCAATATGATTTCGGTTGTAACCTAAAGCCGTTAACGGCAGAACTTGGAACCCCCGCATTTGATAGCGAGGCCATAATCAGGATTCGCACCGCCGTTAGGAAATTTATGCCATATCTAAAATTGGCAAAATTTGCAACGGAAAGGGATCCTGAATTGGCAGTGAATGGTCTCGGTGCGGTAAAAATTAAGATAACATATTCAGTACCAGGTGCAGGAATTGCTGCTGATGGTATTGGAATTACGCTGCTCGCGTCAGCATAGGAGAATGTAGTAACAATGTCGTCAAAAGTTAAGAAAGACGTAGCAAAGCAAGCCGCAAAAAGTTATTTGGCTAAAGATTTTGTTGATTTTAAAAGCGAGCTGACTTCATACGCTAAAAATTATTTTTCCGACCAAATGAGCGATTTTAGCGAGGCGTCATTGGGAGGAATGTTTATAGAGCTTGCAGCATATGTGGGTGACAGTATGACGTTTTTCTTAGATCATCAATTTCAAGAATTAGATCCGGTTACTGCCATCGAGACAAAAAATATAATTGCCCACGCACGCAATGCTGGAGTTAAGTTTTCTGGGGCCGCACCGGCAGTTGTGTATGTGAAGCTTTTCATTGAGACCCCGGCCGAAAATTTAAGCGATGGTACTTATGTTCCTGCCTCGACAGCACTTCCAATTTTTCGAGAGGGAACAACTGTTGATTCAAATATGGGGGTACAATTTACCACAACGGAAGATCTGGATTTTGCTGAAGTCGACCTCGATGGCAATATGCTTGCAGCCTACAGGGTGGCGAGTACCACCACCACTGGCACTCCTGCTTCGTTTATTGTGAGCCGCACAGCACTCTGTGTTTCTGGAAATGTTACCTCTGAAAAGTTTAAGTGTGATAGCCTGATTTCTTTTAGACAGTTGAATCTATCAAAGAGAGATATTTCTGAAGTCATTTCTGTGGTCGACAGCAGCGGGAACATTTATTATGAGGTTGATTATCTCAGTCAAAATACCGTTTTTAAGCGATCTAAGAACTTAAGCAAAGATGCTCTTGAAGTTCCATATTCGATCGAGATTGCTGCCTGTCCTTATAGATTCATGCGTGAGGTCAATGCTCTAACACGGATGACTGTCATTTCGTTTGGCACTGGCGATGCCGATACTACTGACGACGATTTAATTCCCGATCCATCTACTTTGGCATTACCACTTTATGGCAAAGAAACGCTGTCTCGTTTTTCAATAGATCCTCGTTCTTTGTTGACAACGAAAACACTTGGAATTTCACCCGCCAATACTACGATTAGTGTTACCTATCGTTATGGCGGAGGTCGAAATCACAATGTGGCTCCGAACACGATCACGGCCGTTTCGAAAATATTGATCGACTTTCCAGGAAATCCAACAGCGGCAGTTGCCGCCTCTGTCGTAAATTCCGTTGATGTGAGTAACGCTGATGAAGCCCGTGGCGGGGCCAATGCTCCATCGTTGGAGGATTACAGGACTCAAATATTTGCATCCAGAAATCAGCAATCCAGGATTGTAACACAAGATGATCTGCTTGCGAGACTGTATTCTCTTCCCGCCGAATTTGGGAGAATTTATAGGGCCGGTTTAAGAAAGAGCGTGCGAAATCCGCTTGCCACCGAGTTGTTTGTTTTATCGCAAAATCGTACAGGCGAACTTACGATGGCGCCGGATTCTCTGAAGAAGAATTTGCGCACTTACCTTAACGAATATAGGCTTATTTCAGACGCGATTGACGTTCTCGATACAGTTATCATAAACTACGGAATCGAATATGCTATTGTAGTAACTCCTGATTCTACAAAATCAGTTGTGAACGCGGCTGTGGCTTCTGCTATAACAAAGGCAGTAGATAGAAAATATTTTCAAATCGACCAACCCATTGTAGAGGCCGACATAATCAACGTGATTATTAACACCAACGGTGTTCTTTCTTTGCAAAATTTAACTTTCTTTTCTAGAAACGGAACCGTGACAGGAAGAACATACAGCGATTATGTTTTTGATTTAGAAGCGAATAAATACAAGGGACTCATTGTTCCACCTTCAGGCGCTATTTTCGAAGTCAAGTTTCCGACGTCAGATATTCTGGGATCGGCGGAGTAATCGTGTATTTAATTTTTACTGCAAGCAAAGACACTTACATAACGGACAAAATTATTGATAGTGATTTTAGAGCAACTGACGCTAATGTAGGCCAGGCCGGAACAATCGATTTATTTAAACTTTACAATGAAACGACGTTAAACGACCTGACGGGTACTGCGGAGATTTCGAGAGGATTGATTAAATTTGATTTATCTCCTCTTAAGAGCTTAACCGGGTCTGTAATAGACATCAATTCTAGCAAATTTAAGGTTAAAATGCAATTATCGAACCTGGTTGCTGGAACTGCTACTCCATCCAATTTTACCCTAGTGGTGACACCACTATCACAGTCGTTTAGGGAAGGCGTTGGGAGAGATCTTTCGTCGTTTGCTGATTTGGATACTGCTAATTTTGTGACCGCATCAATATCCAATTCTAGCGCAGTCGTGTGGAACGTATCAGGTTCTGGTCGTGGAGGCTTGCTTGGGGATGATAATCTTGATTTTATAACCTCGGGAACTATTGACGGAACGCTTCAGTCGTTGGCAAGCGAGCAGACATTCACTTTGGGAACCGAAGATTTGTTTGTAGATGTTACTACGGTCGTGTCTTCTACACTTGCCGGAAATATTCCTGATTATGGTTTTAGACTTGCGTTTACCGGAAGCGAAGAACAAGATAAAAAATCTCGTTTTGTTAAGCGTTTTGCAAGTGTCCAATCTTCGAACCCGCTTAAAAAACCACAGCTCCACGTTTTGTTTGATGATAGCGCCACTGATTCTACTGCAAATTTTGTTTTCGACTATTCAGGTTCTTTGTTTTTAAACAATTTTGTGAGAGGTCAACGCACAAACTTTGTATCCGGTGCTGCTGCGTCCGATATTAGCGGTAATAATTGCATGACACTTCGTTTAGAGTTTCAGGATTGGTCTAAAAAGATTCTTGCGTCACAAATAACGAGAGGAACGGATTCTACCGCCATTTCAGGACTTTATTCCGCGTCATTGGCCGTTTCAACATTTAACAGTTCGTATGTAAACACAGAAAACGAAACTCTCCGTGATTTTATTAATGCGAGTGGGTCAGTGAAATTTAATACTATATGGGCATCGAACGATACAATGGTTGGATATCACACTGGTTCACTTGAGATTAAAAGATCAAATTCTTCTGATTACGTGGCTACGCCCCACGAATTAATTTTTAAAGTAATGTCGTTGCCATCAAAAATGCAGCACAACGAAGTTTTGAAAATTTCAATTTTTATTGAAAATAGGGCTTTGGAGCAAAAAGTCTACAAGATTCCTTACCGAATTAAAAGCACAATTTTATCCAGTGTATATTACCGGATTAGAGATTTAGATCGGGGTACTCACGTAATTCCGTTTGAGACATCGTCTAACGGCACTAAGCTTTCTACGGATACTGACGGAATGTATTTTGAGCTTCGTACCCAATCATTACCTCGCGGTCGAAATTATACACTCGATTTACTTGTGAAAGATTTTGGAC